ACACGCTCCGGCCCCGCACCTGGAAGGAATGCCGCGACTTCGCGGTGTTCATCGGCGGGCCGAACCCCGCGCTGCGCGAAGACCAGCCCTACAGCCACGCGCATTTCGACGAGGTCTGCGGGCGCTACGGCGATCCGGCGGTGATCGGAGGATACGAGACGGTCTTCATCGACTCGATCACCGTGGCCGGGCGCCTCTGCTTCCAGTGGTGCCGCGGCCAGCCCGAGGCGTTCTCCGAGAAGACCGGCAAGCCCGACATCCGCGGCGCTTACGGGCTGCATGGCCGCGAAATGATCGGCTGGCTGACCCACCTGCAGCACACGCGCGGCAAGCATGTCTGGTTTGTCGGCATCCTCGACGAGCGGCTCGACGACTTCAACCGCAAGGTCTTCCAGCCGCAGATCGACGGCTCGAAGACCGGGCTCGAGCTGCCGGGCATCGTCGATCAGGTCATCACCATGGCCGACATCCCGGACCCGGGCGGCCAGCCGCAGCGCGCCTTCGTCTGCCAGACGCTGAACCCCTGGGGCTATCCGGCCAAGGACCGCTCGGGCCGTCTCGACAGGGTCGAGGCCCCGCATCTCGGCCGGCTGATGGAGAAGATCCAGCGCCCCGCGGCGCCTGCCGCCGAACGCCTGACCTGGCCGCCGGTGACCCCGGCCGATCCCGCGCCCGCCGAGGTGCCCGGCCATGGCTGAGCGCCTCGCGCCACGCCCGGTGTCCCGATCCGGTCGCCGGGGTGGCTTTTCCCTTTTGACGCCGCTGCGCGTCCCATCCTCCAACTGAAAGGAGCCGCGCAATGTCCGGACCTTGGAACGACTTCAACTCCGCGCAATCGAACACCAACGTCATCCCGAAGGGCACGCTCGCCAAGGTGCGGCTGACCCTGCGCCCGGGCGGCTTCGACGACCCCTCGCAGGGCTGGACCGGCGGCTGGGCGCGCCGCGCCGCTACCGGCGCCGTCTATCTCGACGCCGAATACACGGTGCTCGAGGGGCCCTACGCCCGCCGCAAGATCTGGTCGCTGATCGGCCTCTATAGCCCGAAGGGGCCGGACTGGGCGAACATGGGGCGCGGCCTGATCCGCGGCATCCTCAATTCGGCGCGCGGCGTGTCGGACAAGGACAACTCGCCCGAGGCGCAGCTTCGCCGCCGCATCAACGGCTTCGGTGATCTCGACGGCGTCGAGTTCATCGCCCGCATCGACATCGGCACCGACACCAACGGCGAGGACAAGAACGAGATCCGCGCTGCGGTCACCCCCGATCATCGCGATTACGCCGCGCTGATGGGCACGGTCGTGCCGCACTTCAGCGCCGCCCCGGCGCAGGGCCACGCCCCGCAGCAGCCCACCACGGCGACCCAGCCCAGCCAGCCCGCGTCCGCCCCCGGCGCCGCCGGTCGGCCGAGCTGGGCGCAGTAAGGGGGAGACCGGCCATGCGCCTGCGCCCCCGCCAGAAGACCTTCGTCGAGCGCAGCGTGGCTGCGCTCGCTTCCCGCGGCAACACGCTGGGCGTGGCGCCCACCGGTGCGGGCAAGACCATCATGCTCTCGGCGGTCACCGGCGAGATGATCGGCGACGGCGCCAAGGCCTGCGTTCTGGCCCATCGCGACGAGTTGACGGCGCAGAACCGCGCCAAGTTCCAGCGCGTGGTGCCTGGCGTCGCCACATCGGTCATCGACGCCACGGAGAAGTCCTGGAACGGTCAGGTCGCTTTCGCCATGGTGCCGACGCTGGCGCGGGCTTGGAACCTTGCCGACATGCCGCGTCTCGACCTGCTGGTCGTTGACGAGGCGCACCATGCCGTCGCCGACAGCTATCGCCGCATCATCGACCGCGTGCGCGAAGCCAATCCCGACGCCCGCATCTTCGGGGTCACGGCGACGCCGAACCGTGGCGACAAGAAGGGGCTGCGCGAGGTCTTCGACAATGTCGCCGACCAGGTCCGTCTGGGCGAACTGATCGCCTCGGGCCACCTGGTGCCGCCCCGCACCTTCGTCATCGACGTGGGCGTGCAGGACGAGTTGCGCTCGGTCCGCAAGACCATGTCGGATTTCGACATGGCGGAGGTGGCGGGCATCATGGACCGCGCTCCCGTCACCGACGAGGTGATCCGGCACTGGAAGGAGAAGGCAGGCGACCGGCAGACCGTAGTGTTCTGCTCCACCGTCGCGCACGCCGAACACGTCACCGACGCCTTCAGGGCGGCGGACGTTTCCGCCGCGCTGATCCACGGCGATCTGGCGCCCGAGATCCGCAAGGCGATCCTCGCCGACTACGCCGCGGGGGACATCCGCGTCGTCGTCAACGTGGCGGTGCTGACCGAGGGATGGGACCATCCGCCCACCTCTTGCGTCGTGCTGCTGCGGCCCAGCTCCTACAAGTCCACGATGATCCAGATGGTCGGGCGCGGCCTGCGGACCGTCGATCCCGAGGAATATCCCGGCATCGTCAAGACCGACTGCGTCGTGCTGGATTTCGGCACCTCCAGCCTGATCCACGGCACGCTGGAACAGGACGTCGATCTCGACGGCAAGACCGAAACCGGCGAGGCGCCGACGAAGACGTGTCCTGCTTGCGAGGCGGAGATCCCGCTCGCCGCCACCGAATGCCCGCTCTGCGGGGAGGCGTTCCCGCGGGATGACGAAGAGGCCGGTGAAGACGGCGGTGCCGCGCCGCTGTCGGGCTTCATGATGACCGAAATCGACCTGCTGAAGCGGTCCAGCTTCGCCTGGGTCGACCTCTACGGCACGGACGACGCGCTGATGGCAACGGGCTTCGCGGCGTGGGGCGGCATCTTCTGGCTGGACGGGGTCTGGTACGCCATCGGCGGCGCGAAGGGCGAGCGCCCGCATCTGCTGGGCGTGGGCGAACGGACCGTCTGCCTCGCGCAGGCCGACGACTGGCTGAACACCCACGAGACCGACGAGAGCGCCTTCAAGACCCGCTCCTGGTTGCGCCAGCCGCCCACGGAAAAGCAGCTGCAGTACCTGCCGCCCGAGTGCCGCCATGACTTCGGCCTGACGCGCTACCGCGCCTCCGCGCTCATGACCTTCGGCTTCAACAAGCGCGCCATCCGACAGCTGATCGACACGGCCGCCCGGCCCGAACGGAGGGCGGCATGACCCATGGCCTCCATCATCCCCATCACGCCCGAGGACCGGCGGCGGCTCTGGCATCCGCGTGGAACGCTCTGTGCTGTCTGCCGGCAACCCACCCGTGGCTTTGGCTGGTTCGATCCGCACCGGTCGAAGCGGCCCCGGCCCTCGGTCTGGTTCTGCTCGATTCCCTGCCAGTCCTTCTGGACGCGCTTGGCGCGGGAGCGTTTCGCCATGGTTGACCTGACCGAGGAAGAGCGCGCCGCGATCACCGCCACCATGAAGCGCGTGGCGCTGCTGATGGACGAGATCGGCTGGGCCACTCCGCTCGCCGACCTGACCGAGGCGCAGGTGCGCGCGCTGATCGAGGAAGCCGTCGAGGGCTTCCGCGAGGCCATGTCCGACATCACCCGGGCGCAGACGCCGGAGGTGCCGTTCTGATGCTGGACTACAATCACCGCCCCAGCTTCGCCGACCGGGTCAACTCTGCCGTCGATCGGGCGCTGATCGCCGATCAGGCGACACGGACGCCCCGCGACTACCTCGGCGGCTCGCGCCTCGGCCATGCCTGCGAGCGCGCCCTGCAGTTCGAGTTCACGGCCGCGCCGAAGGACGAGGGCCAGGACTTCAGCGGCCAATCGCTGCGCATCTTCGCCATCGGCCACGCGCTCGAGGATCTGGCCGTCGCCTGGCTGCGCGGCGCGGGCTTCGACCTCTACACCCGGAAAGGCAACCGGCCCGATGGCGGCCAGTTCGGCTTCTCCGTCGCGGGCGGGCGCATCTGCGGTCATGTCGATGGCATCATCGCTGCTGGGCCGGAGGGGTTCGGGCTTGCCGTTCCCGCCCTCTGGGAATGCAAGACGATGAACGCCAAGAACTGGCGCGCCTGCGTCAAGGACGGCGTGACCAAGTCGAAGCCGGTCTACGCCGCCCAGATCGCGCTCTACCAGGCCTACATGGAAGGGACGGTCCCCGGCATCTCGGCCGCGCCCGCGCTCTTCACCGCGATCAACAAGGACACCGCCGAGCTTCACCACGAACTGGTGCCCTTCGACGCCGATCTCGCGCAGCGCATGTCCGACCGGGGCGTGCGGATCCTGCAGGCGACCGATGCGGGCGAGTTGCTTCCGCGCATCGCGACCTCGCCCGATTTCTTCGAGTGCCGTTTCTGCCCGTGGTCCGAGCGCTGCTGGAGGCTGCCGGCATGAGCGACGACGGCATCCTGCATTTCAACCCGTGGATGGACTTCAACGACGGGCCGCCGTCCGAGAACCCGTTCGGCTGCGACCCCGACCCCGAACAGATCGCCGTCTTTCTCGACACCGTGTTCAGCTGGTGCGAGGGGCTGATCCCGCTCCGCGGCTTCGTCGACAAGGGTCAGGGCCGGGACGGCAAGCCGCACAACATCTGGATCCCGGCCGACGACACCGCGACCGAGAAGCTCGCGACCTTCGCCGCGTGGGCGAACCGCGAGGGCGCGGCCGTCTACGTCATCCCCGGCACTGTCGCCGAGCAGGGTCAGGCCCGCGCC